GATAATTTTTCATTATCTATTTTTTATATTAAATTTATTCGTTTTACATATGGAAAACAACCAATAGTAGAAAATAAATATATTTTGGCCTTACTTGAGTTACTTGTTAATAATATTTCACCTTACTTGCATAAACGTTTATCACCTAAAGATACAATTAAAAAATTTATGAAATGGTTAGAAGACAGTGGTGAAACAGGAGGTCAAGAAATAATTAACTATAGAAAAATACAAGGAAAGAATCCCAAATTATTTGTGAAAAATCTAGTTAGTAGAGATATTACAGAATTAAAAGATATTACTACTAGAAAAAACTGGATAAGAAAAATAACTAACAGAGGCAACTAATGATATTTTTTAAATTAAATATCATTAATTTACTTAATGTTTACCGCAACTAGATCCTCCACGGCGACGGCGGCGGGTGCGTTTCTTGTGGCTCTTTTTGCGTTTCTTGTGGCTCTTTTTGTGTTTCTTGTGGCTCTTTTTGTGATGCTTTTTGTGGTGTTTTTTGTGTTTACGCGTTTTGCGTTTGCTGCCAGAAGCAGAAGGACTGCTTCCCTTTTTGTAAGTTTTTGCTGCGATTTTCAAAACTTCCTTGAGCTTAAGTCCAGGATGTTTTTTCATCTCGTTCTTAACGTGATCTAACCATGCACTTCCCATTATATATTAACTAAATATAATAAAATTGATACATAAAATGTTTCTTCTAAATATCAATAAAATGAACAATAAATTAACATTAACAAGATATTTGTATTTTGCCGATGAAGTAGCCTTATCTTTATTAGATTGTTTAATTGAGCAACGAGATTTAAACGAGGCATTATTTTGGGTAGATGAACTATACTCTAGTGGATTTGTAAAAGATATATGGTTATTATTATGGAAAATATATTTTGACTTTTATGCTATTACAAATCCTTTATTTATGAAAAAACTAAGCAAAATATGGAAAACTTCTAAAAAAATAGAGGATGTATTATATGTTGTAAAAAATCTATTCTACTTAGTTCCTTGCTATCAAGTATTCTTATTTCGCATCAAAAAATTCAAAAAACCCCTAACAGTTTATTTACCTTCTAGTTTAACAAAAAAAGATCGAATATTAAAAGCTATTAAATATCGTCATATAGGTAATTTACGTTATTTAATTGATGGATATGATTTTGCTGATACAGATTTTATAAAACAATACTTCACAACACAAGAAAACTCTAAGTTTAGATTTTTCGATTATCCTAATGAATTGCAAGAAAATTTTATTTCATATTATATACTTTCACATATGGAATTAGACCTAAGTCAAGTTATAAAGTCAAAATATATTGGTAGAAAATTAGTATCAAGAGAAAAAATGGAATCTAGTAATCTTGCAAAAGATGATGTAGTTGGATACTCAAGATATAAGGTATTGAAAGATAAACGATATTTTAAAATCTCAAATAAAATAGGTTGTTTCAATAAAAATAGAGATGATGTAATTGTATTTGAAAAAAGACTTCTTGATTTGAATTCTATATATTGGTATTATTGGCTATATTTTACACAAAATACCCCTCTATGGTCTGATCGAATTAAAGAGTATGGAGGAACATATAATTCAAAAAATTTCACTGTTTGCTTTCCTGATGATGATAAATTCGAAAACTTTCACGAGAAATTTGACCTTGAACCTGATGAACAAACTAGTGAATGTCAAAATAAAAGTTTGATAGAAATACCTGAAATAAATATAAGTGACTGGATACGAGAAAAATTTGGAGTAGAAGTAGATGCAAAATGTGATATGGTTGATTATAAAAATTGAACTTAAATAAATTACTAATATTATATTATAAAAGCACAATGGTTAAAAACAAGAAAGGAGGAAGCGGACATAAACGTATGGCACGAAAACACGTTTCTGGTGGCGGAGGCTACCAGAATAAGATTAGAAAGAAACGGGAAGATGGAGAGATATATGCCCGTGTTATAAAACTTAATGGCGGACAATTTGCACATATTAAATGTGAGGATGGTAAAACGCGTAATTTGGTTATTAGGGGTCAGTTTCGTAGACGTAAAAGGGGCAATCGTCTATCAGCAGATACACTTGTACTGGCAGGACTAAGAGATTGGGAAGTTATTAATGGAAAAAAACTTGAAAAAGCAGATCTACTTGAGGTTTATGGTTCTCACGAAGCCGATCAACTCCAAAAAGCGCGAGAATTACCTGAATGTTTGTATAGTGATACACAAAAAGAAGAAGAAGAAGATGGTCTTGTATTTGATAAAAATGCCACAGCGGATGATTTTATTAGAGAAAATCAAGTAATATCAGTTGAGCCTTCTACTATGAAAAAAGAGGAGGCAAAAAATCAAGATAAAGATATGTTTGATGGAGATTTTAGTTGGGATGATATTTAATCAGAATCACTATCATTATCTGCTTCATCATTATTATTTGAAGATATACTTGCTAATATAGCTTCTTGAATAGCTCTATCCTGTTCAATATCTATGACATTGTTGTTAAATGAAGTTACAAAATTCCTATTTTGAGTAGTTCGTCTTCTGCTTCTCATTCTCATTCGCATTAAATTTTCTATTATAGACATTATTTGTTCATCTTCTTCAGTAGAATTATTTGAAAGATCATTATTTTCTGTTGATGTTGATGTTGATGTTGTTGCTGTTAATATTGATGTTGATGGCAACTCTTCTTCTAATTCTGGTAAAGAATCGTCGGAAGATGATTCATCTACTCTATAATTTACTGCTGGTATTCCAGTATCACGAATTTCTTTTGAATCTAATTCATATCTACACACAGGACATTTGGCTTGCTCATCATTTAACCATTCTTCAATGGCTGATGTAGTAAATACGTGTTCACAAGGCAATACAGTAACTTCATCCCCTTCATTAAATTTTTCTAATAAAATAGGACATTTATCGTTTTTCATTGAGCAACTAAATTTCATTTTTTTTATTTGCTTTTTTCCTTTTTCAGATAAAACCTTTTTGTATGCATTTTTTTGATTTAGTGTTGTGTAAAGTAAATTGCTCATATTTTGATTATTAGAAAAAGATGGTATAATAAGATTTGAAAACGGGCTTCTTGCAGGAAAGTGTCTTCTTGTTATATTACCAGAATTTACCAAAAATGGTGGGGGATACATATTTGATCTCCCTCCAAATGTATTGTCATAGTTATTTTCACGTTCAAGAATTCTATCAAAAATATTTAATAATGCATTATTATAAACTCTAGAAGCCGAACCAGTTAATATATTGCCAGAATTATCACTTTCACTATCATTACTATTGTCCATATACTATATAACATTAAATCATATTTAATTTTGTTTTTTTAATGTTATATTAGTCTCTGCATCCTACTTTCTTTATTTCTCTATTTAATTGTTGTAAAGTATCACTGGAATGAGTAATAAAAACATCAGGATATATTCCGTGAATTAAAGCACAAATAGACGCTTTTGCAAATGTGTAACTCAAATAAAAAGAAAATTTTAAATGACTTGTATAAGTCATACAAACATTTTGTGGGTGTTCAAACATTATATTATTAGCATATATTTAAAATGCATCTCTTCCAACGAGATACATATCTCGCTCTGTTAGCATAATTTGGTAACGATCATCATTTAGAATATCTCTGAACATTTTGTAAGGTGTAAATTCCTGAAGCGCTTCTACCCCCTTCTCACAAAAGACATTCAGCGCAACTGGACTGTAACCAGACAACATTGTAACATTCTTCTGCGTTGAAACCACAGGAAATCCACTAGTTTTTCTAAGATTAAAGAATGCAATATGAGGAGGAGTATATGGCTCACCTACTGCCTGAATTCCTGCCTCGCGATAACGGTTAGCAATTTCTTCATACATACTGTTCATATTATAGTGTCCATTTCCGGACCAATTAGCATCAATTTGCATATCAGACAAAACTACAAGAATCATTTTATTCACATCTCCAGGTGGCAACTTGTTTTGAATTGCAACATCTAGAATCATATTAAGCATCTTGTAGAAATTAGTGTTCATACCCCAACGATCGTGATTTAGATGTTTTGCCTTCTCACAAAAGGTCATTTTGTCATTCAATTGAAACCATTGAGGATTAGCATCAAAAGTCAATACACGATTTCTAAAAGCAGGATTACTTTTCTCTGAAATACGAATTCCCATTCCGATGGCAGTGTAAAGTGGTGTGCATTCATCGCATTCCATAGAACCGGATGTATCTACACACGCAATCATATCTCCCAATTTTCCATTGATTGTCGAATTTGACTCCCATTGCATATTTGTAGTTTGATTATCATGACCCTGATATGCCGACTTTACCAGCTCATACATACTACAACGCTTGCCGTGAATTTTCTTAGTCGTATCGCCTGACTGAGCAGCATCTATATGCTTCTGATAGTTCTGAGCACAAGCTTCTCTGTCTGCTTTTGCTTCATCACTCTTATGTTCGCGTTCAACAACTTCCTTACCTCGCTTCATCTTGTTGCGAATTGCAAGTTTGTTCTTACTAAGCGTCTTAGATGTTACACGATTGAAATCGATACTAGCCCAATCCCCTTCGCAAAACTTTATCTGTGGTGTCTGAAGTTCTTTATTCATAAGTGTCAACATTTTATTCCAATGAATCTGCACCTTAAGCTTAGCTTTCTTTATCTGTTCACTATTTCCAGATGTGGTTGCATTCTGTATCCACGTGTGTGGAGAAAGAGTCTTCGCATTTGGAAATTCATTTGAACTCTCACTTGCACATTTTTGTGTCCAAATTTTAGCCATTTTCTTACACAGCCAACCGTGCTTACTTTTTTCACGAGGTGCCCATCTCGCCGCGAGCGATAGAGTCTCTGTCACAGTATCAGGATTCTTTTTCATATTCATATAAATCTCCCAGTCCTTCATTATTTGAAGAACCATAAGTTCACAAGCAAAGTCAACAAGAGGATGATTTTTCTCATTATTCTTCTGGAGATATTCTGCGAAATATTTAATATCAGCCCACGAACCATACTGATGCTGATCAGGAAGTTGTGTCATACACTTGACAGCAAATTGGGCAAGAGTATGATAACCGTGCTCCCACCACACGTGGAGTTGCATATAACTCAAATCGCGCTCACCCTTTCCCTTAACGAGATCACGAGTGTGTCCAATAAGTTTATACATAAGCGCAAACTCTTCTGAATCCTCGTGCCCCTTGAGTCTAAACAAAATATCATTAAGATTTTTCTTTAGATCCTCCATACCATTTCCTTTCGTGCGAACAAGCTGGAAGAAGAACTGAACCATTTTTTCTTTCAAATTATGCGACCAACCATATTCTACGTGAGCATTCTCACCGTGTCTCTTAAACGTAGCATTATCTAGTGCGGAAACGATTGCGGACATGATTATGTAACTATTACTGTAAGGCTTTAAGTGGTTTTCTTTTTGTTTGCCTTTTCTTCTTCAATTTTTTGTTATTTATAAAGATCTTTTTGGTCTTATTAGTATTTGGTAAATTGTGTGGTTCGTAGTAAAGAATATATAAGCTGTTTAATTCTTTAAATAATTCGATTGTGTCATCAAACTTAATTGTATCTATTTTTTCAGTAGTTAAAAAATTATATGTAGATGGATCGTCTAAATATGTTCGTATTTCTGAAGGATTCAGAGTAAAATTATATTTTATTAATGAAAATGGTTTATATTTTACGGAGTTATATTCAACATTTTTCTTAATAATGTATAGCAGTTCATCTTTATCAATAATATGATTATGTATATGATAATTTTGTTTATGACCGAATTTGAGTTGATTTTTTTGGTCAATATATAAACAATAAATATCGATATCTCTTACTTTTTCTCTATAAAACTCAGCATATTTCTGATCTTCTTTTTCTAGCTTCATTAGCCAATCAGCTTCTAATTCCATTAATATTGTTCTAAAGAAAAATATTAAAAAATAAACTAGTTATAAAGTGGGAAAATCATCATCTTTAAATGTGAAATTTTTTGGGGGTTCAGGATCTTTTTTATCCGTAAACTGACGTGAATATTTTTTTCGTTCAAAAAAACTTTCGCGAAAATGTCTCTTTTTGTTTCTAAATGAATTTCCTTCAGAGTTTTTATTTTTGTCATAAGATTCTGATTTTTCTTTTTTATCAGATGAATCTCTGTTGTCAGATTTATCACGGAAAAAATCATTAGAAAAATTAAATCGTGTATTTTTTGATTTTGATTTAAATATATTTTCCTTTTTTTTTGGTGATGATTGTTCTTGTTGCTTTTGTTTTTTTGATGTTTTAGGTTTATTTGTTTCCTGATCATTTGTTGGTGCTAGGGCTTCAAATCTACTACTCATATATATATTTTTACACTATAAACTTTAAATCACTTCGTATATATTAAATTTACTTAAAGAAATTTTACTATCATTATATGGTATTATAGCTATAGTATCCATTTCTCCTACCAGCAAACCATTTTTTCTATATTAATTTAACTGTGTGTCTGCACAGTAAAAAAATCCTATTCCGTAGTAATAGTTATGTAAAGGAGAATGTATCTTATATCGGTGTTTTCAGTTTTAAGAAAATTGATTTATCTATTATCTTAAAACAAATACTAAAAATGCGCAATCCTATCATATGTATACCTAGAATAAGTAAGACTATAACTATGTCTGATATAAAAAATGTGTTTGATAATTATAATTTTGGTAATATACAGAATATAAATATTGTTCAAGGAAATGAAAATAATAAGGTATTTATAAAATATAGTTATTGGAATAAATCATTTCGATCCCAACAGTTTAGAAATGCTATAAATGATAAACAAGAAATAAAGATATTTCATAGTTTTCCAAATTTTTGGAAGTGTTATAAGAGTTTTTCAAAACTTTAACTCGAATTTACAGATATAAAATGTTTTTTTATTATATATGTCTGGGTTTGTTCCTAAAAGAGTTTTGAATGCTCGAATTAGTTCAAATATTGAGAAAAATCAAACACCTATGCAAGCTGGTTTAGCACCTCGCGTGGGCAAAAGTGGTGCTAGTATTCGATTATATTATCAACGTGTTGATGGATGTTGTGACTTTTGTAAGCCTGAACCAATTCAAATCCTTAAAAGAGGTATCTTTCCGGGAAATACAGTAACTGTAGGAGGCTGGCCAGGGGCTGGAACAGGACTAATTACAGTTAATTCTAATCCATCTAGCAGTGCAACTGATACAAATGTTTTTTATGTCATTGTCTTTAATAGAGAGATTACTCCATCGCCAGCTATAGTATCAAATCCTGGCGGTGATTTAAGATTAAGAACTCCTCTAGGAGTGAACTGGAATACTTATGTATTACAAAATGCTCCCACTGGAGGAGAAGTTCTCAATAATAATATATATTCGGTGAATATTCCTTCAAGTGATTATAAACTTCTTGATTTTGGAAATTTTGGATCTCCGGCTCCTACAAATGCAGATATAGGTCGGACTGGAAGTGGATGGCAAATAGTTTTGGATGGAACAACACAAGGTGCTATACAAGGAGGTGGAGTTCCAGCGGTCTATCCTGCTGCGGCAGGTTTAGTTCCGGCAGAACAGTTAGGATTAAATAATGTTCCTGCTGCACCAGGATTTGGAGGACCTCTAGATTTCTGGGCTGGAAGTACTATTAATGCAAGATTAGCAGAGACGCCTCCAGGTTTAGATATAGGATTACGTAATCCAGGAGACCCTACAGCGCCGGGATTTCCTGCAAATCAAATCTTTAATAATGGATGTATGAGTTATCTTGTAACAAACGAATCATATTTTGGAGGTTATGCTCTAGTATTTAATATTACTAGATTAATATTAGCTTCTCAAAACAGGACAACAACAAATTATGATACTGGAAGTTATTCATTTGCTTTATCTACAAAAAGACAATATAGGTCGGGTTTGGCCAATATTACATGGTATAATACAGGTCCTAATCCTGCTGGTATTAATACAGGAACTCAAGACAGAAACAATATCGGTATTAGATATACTCCTAATGAAAAAACAACTTTAACTAATACAGATAATTGTGGATTTGCCGTTCCTGTTGCTCCTTTTAAAATTGGTGTTAGTGATATTCCAGACCCATCAGCTATACCAATTCTTACTCTTATTGATAATGCAAATTGGTAATTTAGAAATATATAATCCTTATTTATTATATATGTCTGGAAGATCAGGTTATGGACGCTCTAGAATTGTAGGAAAAATTATACACAAACCGGCAAATATGATGATAGCTGGTTTGGCTCCTAGTGTTGGGAAACCCGGTTGGGCTATTCGATTATATTGGCAGCGAGTTAATGAATGCTGCGACGGAAGTTCTTGTATAGCAGACCCTATTAGAATCATTAGAAGATATTTAACTCCCGGAAAATGGCCTGATCCAGCTGGTTGGACTCCACCACCCAGTTTTTCATTTGGATATGCTGCTGGTTCAGATATTCAATTAAATGGTGGTTGGACCATTCCAGATTACATAGCAAATGCTATCGCTATGCCTCATTATATTATTCTTTTTGATAAAGAAATATTTAGTAATAATTCACAAATACCTCCTGCTCCTCTTAGTTTGTATAAATGTGCTGCTAATGGTAGTCTAGGCACAACATTTACTATACCCACAACAGATTTTTATTATACTACTCAAGGAGGTGGAGGAGGAATTGCATTAGGAACAAAAGAGTATAGTGAAGTTGTCTCGCCTGGTGCTATCTCATCGTGGAATATTGATATAAGTGGTAATTATGCTGGGGATTCGGTAGGAAATAGTAAATGGCATACTATCAATAATGAAGCTGCAAATGGTATTTTAGCCCCATATCCTAATCCTGGTGGATGGGTGGATGATAAATATAGTAAAAGTAGTGCAAATGTAGTTTTTATTGTTCATAGAAATGTGCCGACACATTTTCCCGGTAATCCAACTGCAAAAGCTGCTATGATTTTTAATATATCAAATCTACTTATTAATTCGTGGCAAAATAGTGATACTGCCGCCACTTCAATGAATTTTGGCAACAATCCTGCTACTCCTTGCCAACAATTAATGTTATTAGTAAGAGAGAATGGTATCAGCACTACCTATTTTGGAAGTAGTGTTGGCACAGGAAATCCATTACATATTAATATTGAAGATGAATGTATTAAGGCACAAGCTCCTATCGCTCCTTTTCGTATTCTTAGTATTACCGGGCTTCCTATTTTAGAACAATTACCTTTATAATTAATCAAAATATATAATCCTTATGTATTATATATGTCTGGAAGATCAGGATATGGACGATCTAAAATTGTTGGTAAAATTATTCATTTGCCAGCAAACCTAAATATGGCTGGTTTAGCTCCTCGTGTTGGAAAACCCGGTTGGGCTATCCGTCTTTACTATCAACGTGTTGACGGATGTTGCTTACCTTGTGAACCAATTAGAATCATTAGAAGAATTTTTGTTACTGGTAATAGTATTACTGATGATAATCTTACTGGCTCTTCAAATCCCTCACCAGCGGGTCAAAATGCAAATGGATTCATTGCTGATAATGGGGGAAGTCCACTAGATGATGGACGAACAGCAACTCAAGCTTTTTATGGTATAATTTATAATAGAAAAATAGATATGGCACCAACCGATGTAAATACACCTGTTACTGGTTCTGTAATACAATTAACACAAGTTGATGTTGCTGGAACCGAGACGCTAGTAGCAACTTTAAATGATGACGATTTTAAAACAATAACTGCAAGTCAATTATATGGTCCTATAGGAACCACATTCAATATAAATTTAGGGAGACAAACCGTATCATCTTCTTCTTATACTAATCAAAATGGCACACCACAATCGTGGTCTGATGTTAATAAAACAACAGCATCATCTGTAGAATCTAGACTTTTAGGATTTGGTGGAGGTAGCGGTGCTATGGCATATCTTATTACTAATCCAGAAAAAATTGGAGGATATGGTCTACTGTTTAATATAACACAAGTTCTTAATTCTTCATTCTTCGGTGAAGATAATGCTGGTCAAGGTGGTGGGTCTGGAGTTAGAGGAATAAAAGTCGAGCCTCCCACAGTCTCGAATATGCAAACATTCAGAAAAGATGTTTTTGCAATGACTACTACAAATAATAACATTTCAACAACTTATACGCCTGGAAGTCTAGTAACTACAGAAGATTGTTTGGGTAAAGATTTAACAGTAGCGGCTCCTGTTGGGGGTTTTGCTATTGCTGATACTACAGGCCAACCACCCTTACAACTTTTAGCCTAATTTAGAAATATATAATACTTATGTATTATATATGTCAGGTAGATCCGGATATGGACGTTCAAGAATCGTTGGAAAAATTATTCATAAACCTGCTAATATGATGATTGCTGGTTTGGCACCTAGAATTGGAAAAAGCGGTGCTAGTATTAGACTTTATTATCAACGTGTTGATGAATGTTTCTGTGTTTGTGCCCCTTGCGTTATTGAACAAGTTGTTGTTCCTTTACCACCTACAGTTGTTCCAAATCCACCTCCCGCTCCCCCATTACCTCCTCCTGGTCCTCCTACTATTCCACCACCTACTTTACCTCCCGGATTACTGCCACCATCACGACCAGTATTTCCTAGTTCATCTAGTCAGCTTCCCGGAAGAAATGCTTACGCACCACCCACTAATGCTGGTGTATCAGGTGCTGCATTTATGTTTCCATTTGGAACTAGTGGTGCTTGTCCAACGGAAGCCTGGGGATCAATACTTACTAATACCACTGCTGATCAAGATTTTAAGAGTGGTGGACATTGGATTATGGCACAATTTAACAGAGAAGTTAAAGTTATAGGCGGAGAAGGACTAAACCCTAATGCTCCTGTCGGTAATTATCCTGTTTCTTTTGATCTTTCGTGGAATACTTTCGGACCTTTTGTTCACGGAGAAAGTGCAGATCCAGCTGTTGAATCACCATTTTTAAATGTTAAATATAGAAAAATTGTTCAAAACTCTCCTGTTTTTAAAGTTGGATTTGGAGGAGCTGCTGCTGGCACGGGAGGAGCTGGAGTTCCAGATAAATATATAGCAGATGCTGTATATATAGCTCAGAATGTTCCTTTTGCATTTAAAGGAAATGCTCCAGGAGGTATAGGGGCCAATCCTACACAACCTGAAGGTATGGCTCCTTATCAATGGTTACTATTAGATATCTCTACTGCATTGAAAGAAATTGATTCCTGGGATGGTGCACCTACTAGTTTTTTTATTTCAGGAGTGCAAACAGGTCAATGGCCGCCAACTCTAGGTGGGAGAAAGACAGCTTTAAATTTTTCTCAAACTAATAGTGTTCCGCTTATTGAATATGATCCCTCTCTTTCACTTGCAAATGGAGGAAAACCTAATGAAACTGATAATCGAAATGGATTACTTTTTGTAGAAGCGTGTGATATTGGTGTTGGTGTTTTAGGACCTTTAGCCCCATTCAAAACACCTCCTACTGCAACATTAATAGGTTAATTATATTATTTTGTTTAAATTTAAAAATTTAAATAAAAACTATACATAAATGGCTGATGTTGAACGTTCTATTGTCCCCTGTGAAAATGGACCTATTTATCAGGTAAAATTCCCTGATATGAAAGAATCTTATCTTTTTCAAACTATTCTCTGGAAAGATATTACTTTCAAGTTTAACGAAGAAGATCCTTCAAAATCGTATTTCATTAAAGAATCTGTAAGAGATGGTATTCCTATTCAAAATTGTGAATTTAGAGAGATGAAAGATGTTTCCGGTAATCCTATTCTTATTTTGGGATCAGATAAAGTCACCGATATGCCTATGATTTTTGTTGGTATGGCTAGTCTTCCTGTTGATGATGAGTGTAAATTAGCTATTAGTGAAGATAAAACAGGTCCACAAGGGGCTGAAATGAATTGTTAACGACAATCTACTAACCAAATAAATTCTCGAACTTTTACGTCTTGTTTTTTTCTTTTCTTACTAGCTATACCTTTCATTCTATTATAAATTTTATGATCAATTGGAAATTTGGTTACCTTACCATATTTAGAAAGAATAGCATTTAAATCATCCAGAGGAATTATGCCGCCATTATTGTATGAAACCATAATAAATTTTGATTTTGTATTTTTGATTAAAAATTCAAACTCTTGCTTAGCTTTTTTGAAACTGTTATAAGGCGATTTATACCAGTTTTTTGGTTGACCACGATATGTATCAGGAATATTTATAGTTAAGTCCCAATCATTCACTATATCTAATAAAAAATAATAAATAGAATAAGGGTGTTTGTTATATGGTGGATCATAATAAACTAAATCTACCTCTGGAATCTCTCTAATCCAATCTTTAACATCTGATTTTGAAACAAAAACTTCACAAGGTTCCTCTGAAAATAAAGGATATGGAATAGTTATTTTTTTAGTTATGCGAGCAACATCTATTTCCTTTTTGCCGCCATATTTTCCTACTCCGTCTTCACCTTTATAAAAAGCTGAAAATTGTCCGTTTGTATTATTATGTTTTGATACTTCTGTTAAAAGGGGAGCTAACATATAATGTTGCAATCTCTCTGGAGAGTGTTTTATAAATGTTCTATAAGCATCAATTCTTTTTCCATTTTCATAAGTAAAATAAACTCTTTCATCTATTTCTGGATTTGGATTTTTTGGTGCCCAATGTTTACTAACCCATTGATCAACGCTAAAAGAAGGATTGTCAGCAAAATTATTAGCAGCATTTATATATTTTTCTATCTCTTTACAGAGAGATTTTGAAGGTGTATCCAAATAACATTTGTTTAATGTTTCTGAATATCCAGAAATATCATTTACATATAATGTTTTTGCTCTTGTTTTAAATAATCTTGATACAACTCCTGATCCAGAAAAACCATCTGCTATAGTTAGTTTTTCACCTACTTCATTTTCTATAAAATTTACTAATTCATTGATATACGGTATAAACTTTCGTTTATTGCCCATATAAGTAATAATTTGATCTTTGAAAAAATCACCCATTTTACTATTCAAATAAAAAATTTATTTGTTTTTATCCTATTTTTAATTATTCTGATAGCTGTCGTTGTAGAGCTGGTATTTCTTCTCGAGTATAAGTTGATAATGATATATATTTTTCCCTAGCATCATATTTTAGATGTTTAGAGTCAATTATCTGGTTATTGTCAAGTTTAATGGGTAGATTTTTGGCTTTTATGACTGGGGTTTTTGTGTAATAGTTGCATCGGGCTTTTGTTTTTTTTGAACCCGGATTATATTCTCCAGGTCGAATAATGTATAAACAAATTTCACGGTCGATTTTTAAAGAAATTTTTTTGCCGTGAACTTTTTCTAAGTGTTTCTCTAGACCTCCTTTTTGGGCAAAACCTCTACAACATCCTGGTTCAGGACATTGGAAGGGTCTTTCGTGTTCTGGTGTGTGTTTTGCATAAATATGTGCTTTTAAAGCACTTTTTGGACCGGTTGTTTCATAAGTGCAATGTGGGCACTTATGAACACGAAATCCTTGAAGTTTGTTTCTACGATAGTAGTCTCTACCATAGTGTTTTTTGATAATTATGCAAGTTTGTTCCTCTGGATACATTAGAAAGATCTACTTATTTTTCACTGAATAAAAAAACTTCAATTCTCTGTACACCGACTAGTTTACGTGTGCTGGGGTAATTTCGTTAGCGGTAACTGTAATTTCTCCTTCATCACTAGGATATTGCATTTCAACTGTATAATGAGGAAAGTCTATATCTCTTATGATACCTACATTAAAAGGTTCAACATTTTCTACTAAAATAACTTGTTGACCAATTTGCATTCCTTGATTTGTAGTTTGTAAAACAGGAGCTGGAACATTGTTTTGTCTTGCATTGTTTCCTACTATTTTTTTGTGATTGATATTTTTCTTTTTTTGAGATGCTCCTCCTTTACGACGTTTTGATTTACGGCGTCGTTTTCGTGTCTTTTTTCTAGTGCGTTTTTTTGCGCGTTTTGTGCGTTTGCGATGTTTTTTTCTAAAACCGCCTCTGGGTTCTGGACATCCTTCCGCATCAGGATCTTTCAAACACGTTCCAAATAATTTATTCATTCGTGCTTTTATTTTCATAATATCTCTGGCCATACTTTTTATAATTGGGTCATCTATTAGATCTGACATTATTTATATATATATCGACACATAAAAAAAATGCAACTACTATGCCATAAAGAAGAATCGAACTTCATTTTTGTCCCCGCAATTAGGACTACTCGCAACCAGCTATGGCATATTAAACAGAGAAAAAAAAAGATTTTTTTTCGTCTGTGTTGTCTCACAGGGTTTTTATTTTTTTTACTTTTTATTTTGTTTTTTTTTATACAGGTCACGGGGGTTTTTGTATTTATTTGTTTTTTTTTGCTGTATGTGACCTTATGAGCCTTTTTTTGTCATACTCAGGACTAGACAACGAGTGTCTAGTTGGCCTCGACGACCTCGCCTTCCTCAATGGCGCTCTTGTTCACAGCGCTTGAAGGGGAGTTGCCCGCCATTGCACGAGCCATAATCGGGTCATTGAGAGGATTCTCAGCCTCGTTCGATCCAGTTGATGCTGTGTCTAGATCGATCACCTTGCGTCGCTGAGTGCGAGGCGCTGCGAGGGTGACATTGGCAGGCTTCGGAGGCTTAGGAGCCTCATCAGGCTTGCGGGCCTGGCTTAGGCTGACAAGCCAATACCACTGCTTGCCCTCCTCATACTCGAGCTGAACGTCGTTTCCGGCGATCATATGCTCTAGAGCTGCCATCGCCTCCGGGTTGCGCTTGTTGAAGCGCCCAGGAGCATAGTGCACAAAAGCCCGCTTGTAGGGCTTCTTCTTAGGATCCTTCGGCTGGACCCTGATCGTGTCTACGCGCTCGAGGAAACCCCAGCGGAGGTTCTTGAAGATCGTGAAGATGCGCTTGTAGCTGATGTTCTGAAAGACCCGCGGGATGCACAAGCTGACGCCCTCTCGGCACCAGTCATCAGCGGTGCGAGATGCGAGCTCATTGCGGTATGCCTTCGCGTCAGCGGCATTGTAAGTGTTAACAGAAGTAGCGGAAGTGGTGTTTGCAGACATTGTGAGTTTGAACGTGAGTTTTCGAGTTTGTGTGTGTTTGTAAGCTAGTAACTTTAGGAGTGGGATGCTTACTTATAACATCAAAAAAGTTCTTCAATTTTCTGTACATATTTGATTTACTTTTGTAAAACCCTGCCCCATAACCCTAACTTTTATGTCTTTGCTTGATTATCAATTTAAAAAAAGAAAAGAAATTATATATATAATGGATAAGCTGAAAACGGGTGATCTACTTTTATTTAATTATCAATCACAAGGTGCGATGGGTTGGTTTACGAAAATGATAAAATGGGGTAGTCATAGTAATTATACTCATACTGCTATGGTATTAAAAGATCCTACCTTTATACATCCTAGTTTAAAAGGAACTTATGTATGGGAATCTAGTTGGGAAGGAACACCTGACCCACAAGACGGTAAAACAAAATTGGGTGTCCAAATTACACCTATTAATGAGCTTATAAATGCTTATAAAAGAACAAATGGGCATTGTTATTATCGTTCTATAGAATGTTCTGAAGATCATTTTTCAGAGGAAAACTTACGTGCGGTTCACGAGGTTGTTTATAATAAACCTTATGATATTTGTCCAGTAGACTGGGTTGAAGCCTTTCTTAAAAAAGATTTAAATCCACAAAAAACGAGTAGATTTTGGTGTAGTGCTTTAGTAGGATATATTTATACAAAATGTGGTGTATTAGATCCTAATACAGATTGGAGTATTTTGGCACCTAATGATTTGTCACTTTCAGGAGAAACAGTAAAATTTACCGAAAATTGTAAATTAAGCAATACTGAAGTAAAATTATTATAAGTTTTTCTCTTAAATCTGTATATGAAAATACAAAATGAATATATAGAATTAACTAATGATGCTGATTCAAAATACAAATTATCAGTTAAAAAAGGGAATAATATAAAACATAAAATGATACTAGAATATCTTGAAAAGAATTTTTATAGATGGAATTATGAAGAAAATTTACCCAATAGAATAGAACAAAAAAAAAATTTGTTTTTATTTAATGCTACAAGAGTTGATACGCTTAAAAATATATCAAAAAAAGGAAACGTTAATGCTCTTACTATTAAAGCGGTTATGTTTACAGCTTTACATTTTATTCCTGCTTTAGAAAAGAATAAATTTACCGTAATTGATTATGATCTAGATGATTTTATTTTTATTGAGATGGGTGGTGATCCTAGTAATAAAGATTACACAGTTTTGTGTTTGTTTATTGGTTTTGATAAGGTAATAAAAACTACAAAGAATTTTATTGAAATCGTAACTCCTATAGATAAAAATATATTTTTTGCACCTGAAGTTGAAAACATAAATAGTTTACCAGCAAAATTAACTTATCCAAACAAATCGGGATATTATAGTATAGGAAAAATAGCGGTTTTTTTACTAAGTAAAAATGCAAAAACAAGAACAATTGATGAATATAAAACAGATTTAGCTCCTTTATTAAATACCAAAATCTATTGGATGATATTAAGATGTTTGGCCTACAATCCCAAAAATAGATACTTGCTGTATATTTAATTTCTCCTATTTAATTATAGATGTCTATTGCTGTATTAAGAAGAAAGACTAAGTTTAAAAATCGTATTGGTGCCAATAGAACCGATTATAATTATATAGGACAACCAAAAGGGTTAGCTTACAGAGGATTCGCATTGAATATGAGTAATCGAGGTAGTGTTACTGGTAGCAAATTTAATAATGGAAAAACAACTGGCATAGCTGCTTCTTGTGGCCAATGTAATACTCTTGCTGCTGCTAATGAAAGGCAATCCAACTGTGCGTCTTGTAATAAATCTGCTGTAGCAAAACAGGTATCTTACAGAAATTATCATAGACGAGCTACAGAGGCTGTTTCTAGTGGAAAAGGAACGGGATTAAGAGCTAAAGTTACAACAGGAGAAGCGAAATCAACCTGGAAACGCGGACCTAGTTTTGAATCTAGTTCTCATATTGATAACAAAAAATCTGCTGTTATTCAGTGCACAGAGCCCATTGGGTCATTAGCACTAGGATGTTCATATCCAAATGAAGTTACAGAACCTAAGCGAAATACTTGCTCTGTTACACTAGGCAAAACATCTTATACTAGGATGTATAATATTCCTTGTAATACTGCTAAAAAGGTATTGGGAGTTACAGCTAGTGATCAAATTGCGCGCGTTAAGGCGAGACGTGTTTGTAAGGCAAGTGGAAAAAATAGTTCTACAGGTGAACCTTGTAGCGAGCCTTATGAGTCTAATCTGATGAAAAACAACAAACGAACAGGTTGTGTTTAAAATTGATTTAAAAATAAACTTTATAATTAAATCAAACTATGTCTTCCTATATCCTTGAACTAAAGATTGCCTCTGATGATTCTAAGCTTATTGAAAAATATACTGAAGCTGTAGCTAAAATGCAAACAGAAGAATATATAAATAATCCTCACAAGGATTCCGGATTTGATATTTACATTCCGATGGCTGAAAATATGATTTGTCCTGGTGAAACTCGCCTAGTAGATCTGCAAATTCAGTGTGCTGCTTATAAGATAGTATGTGATGGTGAAAAATGTATTAAGAAACCATCACCATTTTATATCTATCCCAGATCCTCTATTTATAAGTCTATATTGAGACTTGCAAATAATACAGGAATTGTTGATAGTGGTTATAGAGGAAATTTGAAAGGTGCTTTTGATAATATATCAAGAGTGGGAGCTTCATTTCCCATTTCTACCTGGTATCAGCAATGTGAAGCATATTCGCGGCTCTTGCAAATTTGTATGCCAGACCTATCTCCATTTGAAGTGAAGATCGTTGAATCATTGGATTCTACAGCACGCGGGTCTGGCGGCTTCGGGTCAACTGGGAAATGAGTAATGTCTAGCTATATAATTATCACACTTTTTAGAAAATTCTACGTTTTTTGACGGATTTTCTCTAAAGAATCTATTACATCTAGGGCATAAAATGACATTAAATTGGTATATTGTTTTGTCTTTTTTTTCTCTTTTATACAAAATCTCTCTACTTGTGAACTCATAACAATGGAAACACGATTGAATCCATCCTTCTTTTGGTAATCTAGATTCTCTGAATATATATATATTTTTCATCAGCAACATATATTCTGTTATTAAAGTAAAACTTTAGCCATTGCGTAAAAAAAAATCTAAATGTATTTTATAAAATGGTTAACAACAACAATCACAACAACAACAATCAAGCCGGTGGCAAAAGACGTAGACGCCGCAAAAGAGGAGGAGCTGCTTTCGTCGCTGGACCATCTCAGATGAATTTAAACACCCAAAATGAAATTGCTGAAACTCAACAAGAAATTTCTAATATGCGCAATGGTAATAATGTTAATAATAGTGTAAGTGTTGAGAGTGTTTCAACTGTTACTAATTCCCCAGTTCAAGAAAAGAAAAAAGGTATTTTTTCTGGATTAACTGGTGCATTTGAGGGTTTGGGAAATAAAATGAAAAAAGCCGTAGGTATGGCAGGTGGTAAACGCAAAAAGCGTAAGAGCCATAAGAAACGTAAGTCACACAAGAAACGTAAGTCTCACAAAAAGCGCAAAACACATCGCCGCAAGTCACATAAAAAACGCCGAAGTCGTCGCAGAAGACGTTAAGATCTTTTTGTTTTTCATACCTAAGCTTTTTAAATGTTTAAAATAAGAGTTTATTCTAGGCACTCTTTTTCGTGTGTTTTGATTTTTTTCACATACTATAAAATTTATATTATGTGATGTTTTGGATAATTTTCTTCCTGATCTAAGTATCATTTTTTATTGAATATAGAGAGATTCGTTTAATATCTTTGCCGAAATAATGCCCAACTTGTCATCCACGAACCTGCTATTCCTAGCATTGCCAAATCTCTCCAATCTATATATTTATTTTGTCGTGAATCAAATAATATTCCACTTCCTACTGTTAAAAAAACTCCTAGACCCATTAAGGCACTTGTATTTGCAATTTGTTTGAAATATTTCGGAGTATCCATTATATATATATTTTATATAATTGATTTTTAAACTAAGGTAACGTTTAATTATAATATTTATTGCAATCAACAAATATTATAAGTTTTTGAATAATTACTTGTAAATGGAGCAGGCAGGCATCGATCCTGCTACCTATCGCATGCAAAGCGATCGCTCTGCCATTTGAGCTACAACCCCATTTTGATGCACCTTCCGGTAATCGAAACCGGGGCATTTCGGTGGAAGCGAAATATGTTACCACTACACCAAAGGTGCTTTTGTCACGACAAACTAGAAGATTTCTCTTCCATTTTTAGATCCGGCGAGGGTGAATTGAACACCCGACCAATCGATCTACAGTCGATCGCTCTACCAACTGAGCTATCACCGGTGTGGTGAGATATGGTTTGGTTTTAGATGATTTGTTTAAGGGACAAAGACATCGATATAAACCCTTGTAAAGACAAAATCCTACGAGATATATTAATATATCTATCGATTCCAGCACCTACTACCCTACACCCCATCACGTGCTTTTGTCTTTAATTATTTTGCTAGATAAAAAATTTGCTGTTTCCAAACCTGGTTGCATATAGCTCCACACCACAAGACGTTATCGCCTTCGCTAATATGCTGTAGGACACCATTAGCCCCTTCTGTCCTCCCTTCCTTCACTTAGCAACACCTTTAGCCGATCATCACCGCGCTACCCTTTTCGACTCTCACTCTTTTTTGCTGGAATCATAAAATATTTTAGACCTATATTTTTTTAGTGCTGTAAGATTCCACACTATAATAACAGTATTTTTGTTTAAACTGTTTTGATTAATAATATAATAAGTATTTATTGCGGAAAAATTTTCTATAATAATTTCATAAATGGCTGAGCAAGAGGTTTTCGAAATGGTTCTCAAGCAACTTAAATCACAAACATCTGATGTTGAGGTAAACTCTGTTAATATTACCAAAATTTTGGGCATTGCAATGGAAATTGTTGAAGCCACAAAAGTTAAAGGTGAAGCACAAAAAGCTTTAGTGGAAAAAGTTGTCCGTCAAATTATTGTTGATGCTCCCATCAGTGATGAAAAGGAGAAATTACTTTTAGACTTATGTGATGAAGGCATACTAGGAAATACTATTGATATGATTGTTTCTGCTTCAAAAGGTGAATTGGATATCAATACCGCCACTAAGGTTGCCACCGGATGTAGCATTAGCCTTCTTAAAAAATCAAGAAAATAATTGAATATTATTTAATTTTAAATTTTTTAAATTTAAATAATTTATACCGATGCATACGTAGCTGTCCAATCTCTGGCAGTCATATCATATGCAAGTCTATTATTTACATACTGATCAGCAATATCTGGAACTAGAGGATCGTCTGGATTTGGATCGTCTAGTAAACTACATATACTCAGCAAAACTTTTGAAATTGTAAGAGCTGGACTCCATTGATCTTTTAAAACATCTAGACAAATACCACCAGCACTATTAATATTAGGATGATAGATTCGAGTCACGAATTTTATTTTTGGTGCTTTAAATGGATAATTACTAGGAAAAATAATACTAAGTTGAAATACACCCCCTTCATAAACAGAACCAGTTGGTCCCATTAATGTTGCATCCCAATTATAAATATCGTCTCCACTAGGACCTGCGCTACAATTCGACGGAGGATCTCTTTCCAATTCTTCTAACTCTTTTTTTATTCTTTTTGCTGAAGCCATAACTAGTATATAAGATATAAGTGTTGCTTTTATATCCTTTCATTATTTATCTTTACCATCTTGATTTCTTTTTATTATTAATATATATAATGAATAGTAAGGTAAGTCAATCTATTGCTTTTTTAAATACAATGATGGAGTCTTTACCAAATTCTGTAGAAAAGGAGTTTTCTGCGGAAGTAAGAAAAGCATATACAGCAAAAAAAATAAAAGATATTGGTAAAAAATTAAATATTGAGTTGAAGGGAAAAGATAAAGACATTTTAGGTATTTTTGAAAAATTTTTATACGCATTCGTAAAAGCCTATGTATCATCTAGTGGAGGGCAAGTTGGAGGTGGGGGGAATTCACCTAACCAAATTGTTCCATATGCTTCCACAAGAACGGTAATGAACACGTTAAGGCAAATTTTAACAAATTGGGATCTTTATGCTTCTGCTGGTGTAGTTGTATATAACGGTATACTTGTTTATATGGGAGTTAGGGAGATTAATAGAATTTTGGGCACTACTTTAGGTCACTCTTATAGTGGTAATGGTCAAAATCAACCTATGGGATCCGAATTAGTTATTCGTGATCAAGG